CCATAATCTACAGAATTCTATAAAGGGTAAGTTATTGGGTCCGTGTTCGATGACTCGAAGAAACTTAAACCCAAGGAATCTGAGAAGTTTTACGTGGGTCACATTACGTGCATCCACAATATTAAAGAGCATCTTCTCTTGTCTGCTCTCAATAAAACGTTTAGCTTCACGTGCAAAGGTAATTGGGTACTCATCAATGGCTGGAGTGCATAGCATCCAGATAGCTCCATTGTCATGAATACCAGCCATTCCGGCAGTCTTGCCGTTAGGCACGGTGAAATACACGCAGAAGCTCCTAGAAACAGCTTCAGGGATCACTACCATGGGATCATAGCCGTGACCCTCTACAAGCTCTCTACGGTCCTCGTAGCGCAGGTTAGAGGCCACCTCCATGGCAGCCTCAACCGTAGCTGGGTGAATGTACTTAGACACTTCGATAATAAAGATTGGAGATATCCCCTTCCCATTCCATAGAATAAAGGGTTGTAGGAGATGGGTGTCTAGAAGAAATTTCTAAATTAAAGTTAATGTTTCTATCGTAGATAGGAATAGTTTTAAAAGCACCGCTAAGAATTGCAACCCTGTTAGCTTCATATTGACCAACGGTTGCTGATTCAAATGTGATGGTTCTATCGTCTCTACCTAGACATTTTAATGTAGCTTCGTAATAACCTGAATCACCAAGATTTAATTTAACTCTAGAAATAATGAGAGACGCACGAGTGTTGGCTTCAACAGAGTTGTTAGCCCCAGCCTTTACAGGATAAATAGTTGGGAACTCAATTGACATATTAAAAGTATAGCCTAAAGCTATATTACTGTCAGTCCAATCGCCAATCAAACTACCAGTTGTACCACCTGTTACAGTGATATCACCGATTCGTCCGGCTTCAGTACCAAGACTAAAAGCTTTTAATTCTTCTTCGCTAAAATAAGGTATAGGTAAAGTAAAAGTAGTAGCGTTATCAGTCTCATTGTAGGTCATGTTTCCAGCTACTACTGACCCATAGTAATCAAAGTGGATTCGGAAGTTCTCATCACTGACAGTAGTTGCACCCCGCAAAGGACGCAAATCTGCACGAACTAGATATACTTCACCGTCATCTTGCTCTAATGCAGCATAGTAACTGTCTTTAATAATAGCGTGATGTACAACGTTTCCAAGCATAGTCCAGCGGAACCATGAACTTAAAACACGCCGTTCACCTGTGTTAAAATATTTGTAGCACCAGACTTCATTACTGTCTCGTTCACATGCCATGATCAAATCATTTTCTGCAGAGTCAGCAATTAGTTCTAGGCTTTCTGGTAAAAGTGTACCAGCAGCTTTACTTAGTTCAACAACCTCTGGATCCCTATCAACAGTAATATCTACAATTTCATAGAAGCGACTGTATAAACCAGAATCACTAAAGAAGCCAACATTGGTTCCGATAGAAACAGGACTAGTGTTTGCATTAAATGAGTACCCTGCAATGTTAGCAACTTTAACTGTCAAAGGAGACAGAATGTCGTTATCCGTCCTTACCAAGAATTGTTGGTTAGGGCTTACCACAAGCAAACCTGCACCCACAACTAAACCAGAGTGAAGAAGAGCAGGTACAGTACTACTAACTGCAACGTTAATAGGATCATCTGCAGCAACAGCTAAAGCTGATTTACCAAAGATGTTAAAATAATCACCAGTACGTGACATGGTAATATATTCGTCACTCAAGAAAATTAACCTATCTCTAAAGAAAAGTATGTTCTGAATGGGGCGACCAAACCTACCTCCAGGTTTAGGTAAGAAGTTTGGACGTGGGTTAGTTATCTCATCACCAGCTGTCCTGGGTGACCACTTCATTGGTGTGACAAGGAAATTAGAAATGAAATTTCCGTCGTTATCTTCTCTACCTTCTGCTAATCGAATGATAGCATGAGGCATTGACTCAGAGTTGATTATATTTGGGATGCCAGGTTTAGCACATTCTTCCCAAACACCGTCACCGTCTTGTCCAAAGTTACCAATAAATTTAACGTAGTAATCGTCTTCGGCTTCAAAGCTGTTACGAATTCTAGCAATGTAGCCATCCTTACATTGATAAGGAAGTCCAGCTGCGTTATTAACACCGCTAACAATGTTAGTCCGTTCTATAGTACCACCAGCACCATCAGTAGTAGTATAAACACCATCGTCGGTTGCAGAGATAATACTCATCAACGTAGGATCATCACTGGTTACAGAGAACGGTTGATCCGATGTAATGTAAATACCGTTACCAACAACCTCGGCAGTAAGTCCAGTCAGACCGTTGATAGAAGTTTCTAGATTACTGAGAATGTCATGAGCATGTAGTTGGCTGGCAGTGTAAGAAGCCAGACCAATGCTAGCACGAACAGTACTACGACCAACACTGGTTACAGTGTAACGATAGTTGTTGCCAGGAAACCCGTAACCAGAAGTAAACGAATCTCCCACTTGGAAACCCGTACCACCGTTGGTCAGCGTAACAGACACTGAGTATTGGCTAGCAATGTTAGGAGCACCTGGAATAGGGTCCCGAGCATTGACAGACTGACAAGAAACTTGTCCATAGAAACTTGCACCGGTACCGCTACCAAATGCTACGTTTTCATGGACATTGGTACCTGCCCTAGCACAAATGTCTTCTTGGTCAGTATGGAGGTAACCATCCCAACCATCAAACGAGACACTCATGCTAGAGATAGAAGTAGTCTCTACAAGGTTGTCATCGCCGTCAGAGTTAAGATCGTTAAAAGCTAGTCTATAAGGTTGTCCGGCAGTGATAGCACGTAGCTCTACAAACGCTTCATACGGACGAGCACTAACTGATTCGCCAGACATTGAAGGCGTAGCGTTTCTGTTAGTAACAAACGTATAATCGTTAACCGTTAGAATTTGAAGTTGGTTATTTACTTGATGGATAAAATAATCTTCACTGGTTGCAGTGTTACCTGAATCATCGTAGTTATCTAAATCAGCAGGATCAATAGGTACATCAGAATAAGTAACGTCTTGAGCTAGTCCGGTGTAAAGATCCCAAATCAAAACTTCTCCTGTTCTGGTGATCTGTCCAATGTAACGTTCAGACCCAGAAAATGGATTATTCTTATGAATATGAAACCACTGACCAAGAGCTGTGTCAGTTAAATTGCTAATGTATTTAGTGCCAGGTCTTTTCAGCAGACCCAAGGTAACGTCTGGCAGTACATTTTGAGCATCACGAACTTGCCCAGGAACTTTGAGTTCATCGGGTTGATCGGACATCCCAAGAATGTACCTAGGAACTTTTTGTGTGATGCTTGTCATACTACTCGATTAAGTCCTTGAGAAGGTTTGTATGCATTGTAGCTGCTGTTCTGACCAAAACCAAACATGTTGTAATCGCCTTGATTACATTCATACTCAATACAAGCAGCACGAGCTTGGGATTCTTGAGCAGCAATAAGTTGTACAAGTTGAGGGTTACCTACCATCTGTGTGGCAGCTCGGGTACCAGCCTTGTAAGTAGCGTAGCGTTTAAAGACAGAAGGCAGATCTTCGTAGTCAAAAAACCAAACAATATCCGCTGCAATATCTTTATCCCATTCATATGTATGCTTTACTTTATCATACAAAAACCCATTTCGTTTGATAGGATCATAAAATTTAGAAATATTGCCATCGCTAAAATCAACCCGAAGCATGTTATTAGCAATGGAGATTTTATTATTTTCGTCACGCTCTAACGGATAGTGCAGTTCAGTATTAAAAATCCATCCTTCGTTTTGGATATCTTTACTAGCTTCTCCAAGCAGTTGATAAATAAAAGAAATTTCTGGATTAGTAAATTCTAGCGCAGTAATAGGGGCTTGACCAATGATCCCCAGTATTGAGTTTACGCTGGAGAGTTCGGTCTCAGAATCAAATGTAGTGGGGAACGACATGGTTTATAGATAAAAAAAAGGGACCCCCGAAGGAGCCCCCAGATTAATTAAAACTCACTCAATGGTGAGATCAGTGCGAGTCTTAGCAGGACTATCTGCTTCAACACCAGAGTATGCGAAACGCAGACCTTGGGTCACGGAGTAAACCTCCGAAGCAGTAGCACCGCCAGAAGTACGGGACACGGAGTGACGGACAGCAACACCCTCTTCGTCAGCAGCCAAACCCTCAATAGAGAAGTTAGCGCCAGCGAGGGTACCGGTTTGGTCAGCAATAAGATCGACCAGACCAGCAACAGTCACGGTACCGGCAACACCGTTTCCACCTGCAGCAGCAGCAGCATTAGCCATTTAAATCACCAAGAAATAGGGAGAGAAGAACCTTCGGTAGCAGCATCTTCAACACCGTCAACCACAGTACGACCAACTTCCACAGGGGTAGTAGGGTTCAGGGTCTGGGATTTGACAATGCCAACACCAGGGTTCAGATAGACAACTTCAGAAGTACCAGGATTAATCATGTTGGTACCTCGTTATCAAACTGCAGTCAGTTCAATAGCAGCAGCGGGGTTCAGCCAGTCGCAGCCCATGGCAAGGCGACCGATGATCAGGTCTCCCTGATACATTGCTTTCACGTCCCCACCCGTGGTTTGCACGGAAGGACCGATGGCTTCGACAACGCCAGCAGCGTCACGACCATAGATCAGACCGCAGTGACCAGCGAAGTTGCCGCTGTAATCATTGTTCTCACCGTTCACGCGAGCAATGGTACCAGCCTGGAAGGGGAGGTTGTTGCTACGGCGAATGGAGATACCGGCGATTTCATACAGACCCTCACCGCTGTTCAGGCTACCGGAAGTAGCGCCGTAGTCACGGTTCAGGATGTTGGTGTCAACTTGAGACACGAGAGCGTAGTACTGACGCGGGGACAGCACAGCGGTACGACCTTGGGTAGGAACGTTCTTCTCGTCCAGGATCGAAGCAGCTTCAAAGAAAGCGTCAACGATAGCCTGAGCGTTGAAGGCGTTACCAGTGCCAAGGTTGATCACAGAACCGCCAGGCTCGGGACCAGGAGCGGCAGTGATGGGGTGTGCCTGACGAGCAGCCAGAGCAATAGAACGGAAGACTTTCTTGTCATAAGCTTCAGCCAGAGCGTGACCGATCTTAGCAGAAATCTCGCTCCGCAGCGAGTAGTGAGCAAGAGTCTCATCAAGATCATACAAGAATGCGCTTGAGACAAGCAGGTCATCCATGAGGATCGTCTTTTCAGCCACCGGAGGATCACCGCTACCAAGGATAGGGGTGCCAGGAGTGTGGTAGGCAGCTTCCATGCGTCCAGTGTAGATGAACTGGAGGCTCTTACCGTTACGCAGGGTACGGTTTTGGACAGTGCCTTTAGCGATCGTCTGGGACTCGTAAGCCTTGATCATCTCGCCGCTGAACAGCTTGAGATACGTGGCGTACTTTCCCGTGGTGCTACCGTCGTTGTAGCCTTGGGACAGAGCAATAGAAGCGGGGTTGCTATTTAGCGAACCACCAGGAGTAAGAATAGTGTCAGCCATTTTTATGGAGAGGTTAAATAATGATACCTCTCTGAACGTTCAGAGTTATTAAATTTTTCTGGTAAAATATTGGGTCTTTACCAAACCCGGGTTTGACAAAGGGTATCCCCGCAGGGGCCAATGTCAATAGGAGCCAGGTCCGACACTGAGGTGCCTGACTCCCGTTGCTACTTAAAATTTAGTAGCGTGAGATTTATAAGCAATGCCGCGATACTTAAGCTTAGCAGCTTTTTGTGCTGCCTGTTGCTCCCGAACACGGGCATCCAATTCGACTTGAGT